ATGAAGGATGGAGATAAGACCGAAAGAACACTCACCGGATCCGGCCCGGATACATGGAATCACAATTGGCTTCCTGATGGAATTTGTGATATGAATGGAAATGTATGGGAGTGGGTTGCTGGAATGAGATTGAACAATGGAGAGATTCAGATCATCCCATATGCAAACTGCATGGATCCATCAATTGATATGAGTGCAAGCTCTTCAGATTGGAAGGCCATTCTTGAAGATGGAACATTGGTTGAGCCAGGAACAAGCGGCACTCTGAAATATGATTATGTGAGCGGAAAAATTACACTGTGCAAGACAATCACAACAGCAGCAGATGCCGGAAGAGGAACAGAATTCCAGCAGTTGGCAACCGCAAGCGGCATCACAGTGCCTCAGATCATCAAGGAGCTCACACTCATGCCTAATGGAACCGGATATGAGGGTGATTACTTCTACATGAACAACAGCGGAGAAAGGCTTCCGGTCCGTGGTGGCTATTGGACCGATTATGCGGGTGCTGGTGTGTTCTCTGCTAACGTGAACTACCCTCGCTCGAATTCCTACCGCAATGTTGGCTTCCGCTCCGCTTTTTATGGCGAACTGTAAACTGATCACTGATACACTGATGAGGCTGCCGATAGGCGGCCTCTTATTTTGGAGTAAAACATGAACTTGAAGGATAAGCTGGAACAGCCGTAAGAACAAACTCCATTCCACCTGAAGGAGAAAATCTATGACATGATGTGCTATGG